TTTTTTTGTAGTGTTTTTTTTTTTTTTTTTTTTATTACATTTATATAATATGAAATATTCTAAAGAATTAATTGATAAAATATTTAACTATAAATCCATATCTAATATTGAAAAAATAAATAGATTATTAGAAATAGATGCAACTCAATATACAAATTGTGGTTTAGAAACTACAAAATCAGAAAAAGCAATAGTTAAAAAAAATAGTAGATATATTTATAAAGTAATATCTAAAATAAATCCTGAAATCGGTAAACAATTCCTAGAACATCAAGATAAATAAATGGCTAAAAAACTTACTAGAAGTAAATTAGTTAAAAAACTTGATACTATATTTAGTATATATATTAGAAGAAAAAATTCAATAAATAATATATCTAAATGTTTTACCTGTGGTAAACAAGACCATTGGAAAAAACTTCAAAACGGACATTTTCAAAGTCGTAAACATTATTCAACTAGGTGGGATGAAATCAATTGTCAAGTACAATGTGCAGGATGTAATGTTTTTAAATATGGAGAACAGTATGTATTTGGAAATAGATTAGATTCTAAATATGGTGCAGGAACATCAGAAAGATTACATCAAAAAGCTAAACAAATAATTAAATTAAGTAATTTTGAAATAGAAGAAATGATATTAAGGTATAAAAATTTTGTAGAGTTAATGGAATAGTCTATATTTAAATTATTCTGTTTGTTTTGTCCTTTATGAAAAAAGGGGTTAATTAATTTTAATCCTTTTTTTTTTGTGCTTAATTTTTTTTTATTAACAATTTTGTTTATATTTGTTATAAGTTCAATTATAAAAAACATTTAAAAATGACATTACAAACACAAAAACAGGACATTCAAAAAGAAATCAAAACTTTAGAAGTTATGCTTTCTCACGCTACAATGATGGGCGACACTAAAAACCAAAAAACATTTGAAAACAAAATATTTTGGTTAAAATCAACTTTAACACATATAGAATAATGGAACTAGACAACGTAAGAACAAGATATTCGCAACAAGGTAAAAATCAATTAATAGCATTTTATATAGACAGGTGCGAAGCATTAGAAAGTAAAATACAATTTTTAGAAGCGCAATTAGAGGTATTAACAAATAATAAATATTAAGATGGAAAAAAATATATACAGTAAAATATTTAAGTTGCAACAAGAAATAGGTTCTATTAGTAAAAGCAATGAAAACCCTTTTTATAAATCTAAATACTTTGATATTAATTCACTTATTGAACAACTAAGTCCATTACTAATAAAAAATAAATTAGTATTAATACAACCAATAACAGACAATCAAGTTAGAAGTATTATATATGACTTAGATGGTGGCTCTATAGAATCATCAATAGAATTACCAAATAATTTAGATGCACAAAAATTAGGAAGTGCAATAACATATTATCGTAGATACACTTTACAATCTTTATTAGCTTTACAGGCAGTTGATGATGATGGTAATCTAGCAGTTAAAAAACCTACATTACCAAAATTATTAATTAATACACCACAATTTAAAAACGCACTAGAAGGTATGAAAGATGGTAAAACAATTAATGATATTAAACAACATTATACAGTAACAAAACAAATAGAAGAACAATTATTAAACTTTAAAATCAATTAAAATTATGGGAGCAATTATTAATGCAAGTATCAACGTAGCTAAATTACCAAAAGAAAAATTTGTAAAAGGTAAAGATGGTGCAGTGTGGTACAATCTAACAATCTCTATTCAAGATGAAACTCGTTATGGAAATAACGTAGCTTTAATGGATAGTAGAACATCTGAGGAGCGTGAAGCAGGTAAACAGGCTTTATACTTTGGTAATGGTAAAGTGGCGTGGATTAAAGATGCGCAAAACGGAAAAGGTAATATACATTTAGCTGAAAGAGAAGAAAAGATTGATATTATATCAGGAACAGAATCAGCTTATGTAAAAGAAGAATCAGACTTGCCTTTTTAAAAAAAACTTTACTAATCTAAAAATGGGTATGGGTTTTTATAATTCATACCTTTTTTTTTATATATTTATTTAATGACAGAAAAACAAACAGAACACCAAATGCTGATGCAGTTTATCGAAGAAGACTGTTTTGTAAATACAAAAGAAACTATTGAATACCCACCTGTTGCATTATCTTATGGAGAAAAACTAATTAAATCAAAAAAAGGCGATTTACTATTACCTATACCTTTAGGAACATTTGGCAATTTAAGTGTTGTAAGCGCACCACCTAAAACAAAGAAAACATTTTTTATCAGTTTATTAGCTTCAGTATTTTTGTGTAACAAAAACATATATGGTGGAAGAATTAAAGGTCATAGAAAAAACGGACACTTAATACACTTTGATACAGAACAAGGACTATGGCATTGTCAAAAGGTTTTCAAAAGGGTTTATGATATGAACTCACAAATAAATCCTGATATATATCACACTTTTGGACTTAGAACAATAGGTCATAAACACAGGCAAGACTTTATTGAATATTATCTATCACAAAAAATAAACGAGCCATCACTTGTAATTATCGATGGAATTGCCGACCTTGTAAGTGATGTTAATGATTTACAACAATCAAATGAATGTGTACAAAAGTTAATGGAATGGTCAGCTAAATATAATTGCCATATAATTAGTGTGATTCATAATAACTTTGGAACTTCTAAAATGACAGGACATCTTGGTTCTATGCTTGAAAAAAAGGTGGAAACCCACATAGAGTTAGAAGCTAATACTGTCAATAAAGATTGGGTTACTGTTAAATGTAAACGTAGTAGGGGTTATGCTTTTGAAACATTTAGCTTTACAGTAAATGAATATGGTATACCAAGTGTTGTTGAAGATTTATACGACCCTTTAAATTAGTATGATACAAGAAAAAATGATATTAATCGCAAATAAGCACAAAAATTGGGTTGATATCGTTATGACTTTTGGATGCAATAAAAGAACTGCAGAAGACCTTACACAAGAAATGTACATAAAAATACAACTAAAGCTAGAAAAAGGCTTAGATATTATGTATGAAGATGATATTAATTACTATTATATTTTTAAAACATTAAGGACATTGTTTTTAGACTTAAAACGTAAAGGAAAGAACATATCTATGATACCTTTAGATAATATACATTTAACTAATAATGATGTTAATTATGATGAAAGCTATGACAAAGTAAAAGAAGCATTATCTAAAATGTATTGGTATGATAGAAAGGTTTTTGAAATAATAAACCAAGGGGAAAGCATCGCTGAATTTTCTAGGAAGTCATATATACATTATTATTCTTTATATAATACATATAAAAAAGTAAAGGACAAACTAAAAAAATTATTATGAGACAATTTGTTCCAATAAAAAAAAAGAAAAAAACTAATAAACAAAAAGCTATATCTAGAATACAAAGAGAGAGGTTTATTGAGGAAGAAAGAAAACCTAAAGTAAAAAGAAATGGCGTTTTGATAGATTCAAAAACAAAATAGAAAAAGTATTATGAGCCTAATTAGAAATATAAATCAAACTAAACAAGCACTCGACTTCACTGGTATACAAAATGGTAAAATACACCCTACAGATATTGATGCAGTTTTAGAGTTTGATAATGAAGCATTAATTTTAATTGAGGTTAAAAGGTTTAATAATGATATACCTACAGGACAAAGATTAGTATTAGAAAGAGTATGTGATAGTTGGAAAACAAAAAAGTCAATTGTCTTATTAGTTAATGTTAATGTGCTTAATGATGTTGATAGTATCCCTATGGTTAATGGTTTTGTTACTAAATATTATATAAATGGTAAATGGAATGACTTGAAATCAGATAATAAAATTAAATCAGTTTTAAATAAATTAGGACAAAAATGGAATATCAAAAAACTAAAAATATTATGACAGAAGTATTTAAGACAGATTTAAAGGTGGGTAAAATATATGAACAACAAGTTTTGAATATGATTCAAAAAAAATACCCTCTCGCTTATATAGTAGAAGGGTATTTTAAAGATTGGGATATATTTATTCCTGAATTAAATATAGGAGTGGAAGTTAAGTCAGATAAAAAAAGTTTACATACTGGAAATATAGTTATAGAAATAGAATTTAATAGTAAGCCATCTGCTCTTAGCACGAGTAAGGCTAAATGGTGGGTTATTTATGATGGTCTTTGTTTTAATTGGTTTATCATAGATAACATAAAAAAATGTATAAAAGAAAATAATTTACAGTATGCTCAATTTATAGGTCGTGGCGATACTAAAAGCAAAAAAGCATATTTAATAAAAAAAAATTTATTATATAAATATAAATCAAAATGAAATTAGGAGATATAATATACTACATTACTAAGTACACAGGGATAAAACATATAGTCGAAACATATCACGCCTTTAAAGGCACTAAATGTAATTGCGATGAAAGAAGAAAAAAATTCAACAAAATAAAAATTAAAAGATGGTAACCTTTGAAGAAACAGATTTCAAATTATGGACAGTATTCCGAATGGGTACAAAACAACACATATCAGCCAAAGAGTTTGAATTGGTGTGCAAACTACACGCTAAATATTACAAGCATAGTTTTTACAAACCCTGCACCTGCTCGCCCAAAACAGTAAACAGATGGATTAAAGATTTGAATGTAATCTGGGACAATGGGACTGAAAAAGATTCATAAATGGGAGAAAGCAGTCATATTGCTTTTAAATTTTGATGGTTGGGATTTAACTTGGTCAGGCGATGGTTACACACATTATGATGCTATCGGTAAAACCCCAAAAGGTTTTGATTGTGTTATTGAAATGAAGTTTCGTAATAAATATTATGAAGATAAAATGCTTGAGAAAGACAAGTATGATTCATTAATGAAATTAGATAAAGATATAATCAAACTTTATTTTGTCAATGACCCAAAGGGTAATTTTATGTATTGGCTAAACACTCTTAAAATGCCAGAACCTGTTAAAAAATATTGTCCTGACACTACAATGTGGACGAAAAAAAGATTAAAAAAAGATGTTTACCTGCTTAAAGAAAATCAAGCTAGTAGGATAAATATCAATCTTCACTAAAAAAAAAGTTATTAAATTTTGTTTATAACTTAATTTGTTTTATATTTGTTCTATGTTTAAAACACACAGAAAATTTTTAAAACAAGACCCTAACAATTGGAAATGGTTAATTTGCTTTTATGTTATGGCATTTTTTATTACAGTAATTTTAACAATACAGATATGAATTTAGAGACAATTAAACAGGAACTACAAGAATACATCAATGATGAAAAATCTAACTACAATGATGTTGACATTAATGATTTACATTATCATTTATTTAATGAAGACTATTATATTATAGGATACTATAATGCTGAACAATGGTTGAAAAAACATAACATCAATACTTTTCAAGGTATTAGTTTTGTTCAAGATTACGAAAGGGAAATGTTTGGTAATGATGGTATGAGAAATTATGACAATGCAGAAAGCCTAGTAAATATGATTGTTTACATAATAGGAGAAGAATTATTATATGAAAATAAAAAGGTATGAGATATAGAATAAAAAACAAACAACTTGTAATAGATTGGTTTAATAATTTTGCAGATTATGTTGAACAAATAGATAGTGCATTGTATCAAGATGCTATAGAATATGCAGATGATAAAGAATGTGAATTTTGAAAAAAGAAAAAAAGGTTAGACAATACAGGTCAAGACAAGGTAGGTCAGACAGACAATATGCAGGTAGTATGAAAGTTTTAGCTATCGCATTTATAGGTTTGATAATAAGTTTAATAATAACAATAATATAAAATGGGAACATCAAAGGACAATTTAATTGACAGAATATACGACTTAGAGGAAGAATTAAAAGAAGCTAAGAAACATACATATATACACGAAACACATAGTTTGCATTGTAGCGATGGCGAAATGCATTTTGGTTATGGCGATGTTGATAATGAAAAATGGCTAGTATATAATATAGATTCTTTATTTAAAGACCTACCATTTATAATCGCACAAGTTGTAAAGGAAAATAAAAAAATGCAAGAAATGTATTTAGATTTAATAAAACAAAGTTTAAAAGAATTATAATGAAAAATAAAATACACCCCTTTGAGAATGAAATTTTTAACGCCTTTAGAGTTAAAGAAAAAAAAATAAATGATGCTATAAGTTTTTTAAAGTTGAACGGATATAAAGTTTACGAAGAAAAGAAATGATATTACTTATTGACGCTGATAGTTTAATTTTTGCAAGTTGCTATCGACATAAAGAAAACCCTGATGATAATCCACACTTTGAAAACCTTGAAGACTGTGTAGCTAAGTTTGATGAGCAATTTATGAAAATTGTAAATGACTTAGAAGAAATCTATGATATTGAAAAAGTTATTACATTCAATGGAAGTAAAGGAAACTTCAGAAAATTAATGACAAAAAAATATAAAGCCAATAGAAAAAAACAAACACTACCCCCTCTTTTACACGATATGCACAAATACGTAAAAGAAACATACGATAGCAAGTTTGGATTTGGAATTGAAACTGATGACTTAGTTGCTAGGTATTGGTATAGATTATCAACAGAGTTTGGAAGACAAAATGTTATGATAGTTTCTATAGATAAGGACTATAAACAATTCCCTTGCCTTATGTATAACTATCACTACAAACACAAAACAATACTAGACATATCAGAAAAAGAAGCGATGTATAATTTCTATGAGCAAATGATAGTAGGCGATACTGCAGATAATGTAAACTACTTTAAAGGAAAGGGTAAAGCGTTTGCTAAAAAATATTTTGTACATTGTGATAGCAAATACAAATACACAAAGAAACTATACAAATTATTCAAAGATAAATACAAAGGCAAAGCAAGACAAAGATATACAGAATGTTATAACCTTTTAAAACTTAGAACAAACTAATGCACAATTTAACACCAATAGAAATAGCAGTAAAGATAAAAGAATTATCAGGTCTTGATGTTTTTAAAAATACTAGACAAAGAAAATACATAGAAGTAAGGTCATTATTAAATCACTTATTACGCAACAAACTCAATATGCGTTGGATACATATAGCACAATTCTATATAGACAATGGCAAAAATTATGACCACTCTACTGCATTATACTCTAGTAATAAATATCATTTAAACGCTCAACATAATCCTAAGCTAAAAGAAATAGAAGAAATATTTACTTTTAAATCAGATTTATGTTATGATAAAATAGACAGAGTACATTACTTAGAAAATAAAGTAACAAACTTAGAAAACAAAAATTTAGAATTAAAGAATAAATTTAACCACCCAATGTATAAAGTGATTAGAAATGTTCCTGATTCTTTAGTTGATGAGGTTGGTCAAAAATTAAAGTTATGGGAAAAATCATTAGAATGGAAAAAAGAGTTAAATTAAATACGTTATATAGTTATGATAGAGAAAGTTAAGATTAATAAAATATATTCAAATCCTGTAAACCCAAGGACAATTAAAGAACATAAATTTAAGAAATTAGTTAATAGTATAAAAGAATTTCCTGAGATGTTAAAGCTAAGACCAATCATAGTTAATAGTGAGATGGGAATATTAGGTGGCAATATGCGTTACAAGGCTTGTCAGCAATTAGGTTTAAAAGATGTATGGATTATTAAAGCTGAGAATCTAACAGAAAAACAAATGCAACAATTCGTAATCAAAGATAATGTAGGCTTCGGTGAGTGGGATTGGGATATACTTGCTAATAGTTGGGATACTAAAGAATTAAAAGATTGGGGTATTGATGTTTGGCAACCTGAAGAAGCGATAGATTATAGCGTGTTAGATGAGATTGACTTAGATGATGAAATACAAACTATGTATGACCAAACAAAGAAATCAATAATACTTGAATATCCTGCTGCAGATTTTGAGCCTATAAAAAAAATATATGATGACTTAAAAAATAAAGGAATTAATTTATCTGATTTATTTTATAAAGCAATGCAAAAATATGAATTATAAAATTGCAATTCCAAGTTATAAAAGACCTGAGATTATAAAACAAAAGACATTAAGTCTTTTAAAAAAATATAATATTGATAATAATAAAATAACAATATTTGTTGCTGATGAAGATGAAGAAAAAATATACAGACAAAGTTTAAAAAATGAATATAAAATCATTGTAGGAGTTCATACAATAGGTGAGCAAAGAAATTTTATAGAAAAATATTATAAAGAAGGAAATAGAGTAATGATGTTCGATGATGATTTGGATGGTGTTTATATAAAAAAAGAAAATAAATTAGAATTGATAAAAGATTTAGAAAAAGATTTTATAGTCAAAGGTTTTGAAGAATGCGTAAAAAATAAAGCAAATTTGTTTGGATTATATGCTGCAGCAAATGCTTATTTTATGAAGTATAGAATTTATAAAAAATTATGTTATATCCCTGGTGGAGTTTTTGGTGTAATTATAAATCACGATTCTTTTTTAAATAGAGTTACAAATCACGGAGAAGATTATGAGTACAGTATAAGACAATATATCAAAAATAGAATATTAATTAGATTTGATTACATTACTATAAAATCAAAATTTTTTAAAGAGAAAGGTGGTTTACAAACTATAAGAACAAAAAAGTATATATTCAATAGTATTCATAAAATTTATAATATGTTTCCTGAATTTTGTACAATGTATATTAGAAAAAGTTCTGGTAATGCAGAATTAAGATTAAAAGATAAAAGAAAATGATAACATTAAAACTAGAAAAACAACAACACGACAAAAAGATTGGTTCAAGGTGTGAGTTTGTTCCACCTACTGTAACTGAAAGTTGTTTACTTGAATTTGAAGGAAAGATAATAGGGTTTTATTTAAACGACTTACCTGACAAACTAAAACAATACATTACAATAGCAAACAAAGAATTTTTAAGTAAAAATGTTCCTAAGTCATTACTAGAACGTTCTGATGTATATACAATGCAAAAAAAATACGGTATAAGTAGAGCAGAAGCAAAGGCTAGGAATACAGTACAGATGTCCACTATATTAGGTGGCGTATTAGCAAAACCTCATCTTAGAAGACCTTACAATTCTGTTTCAGCAGTTCACACAAACCAAAAAGCAAAGACATTCATAAAAGCAATGTTACTATCTTGTTTAGAAAGTGAGAAACTAATCAAACAGTATATGCCTGAACAATATGAAATACAAAAAAAGATAATAGAAGAAACGACATTACCTAAATATAGATTTGGAAACTTATTTACTAGCAGTATATCTAACTTCAATATAGCAGCACCATTTCATCAAGATAGGGGTAATTTAAAAAACACAGTAAACGTAATACTAACTAAAAGAAAAGATACAGAGGGTGGGGCATTATGTGTTCCTGATTTTAACCATACATTTGAACAAGCTAATAATAGTATTTTAGTATATCCTGCTTGGTATAACATTCACGGAGTTACTAAGATTATAAAGCATAATGAAGATGCTTATAGAAATAGTTTAATATTTTATCCTCTCTCTGGTTTTGATAAATAATATGAACAAAAGTAGACACATAAAAAAAGAATCAATGATTAAGGCTTTAGAACAAAGTCTAGGAATTGTAACAGTAGCTTGTAAGAAAGCTGAAATACCAAGAAGTACATTTTATAAATGGCTAAATGAAGATGAGGATTTTGCAAGGGAAGTTAAAGACATTGAGAATATTGCTTTAGATTTTGCAGAAAGCCAACTTCATAAACAAATTTCAGAAAACTCAACATCAGCTACAATATTCTATTTAAAAACAAAAGGTAAAAAAAGAGGGTATATAGAAAGACAAGAGATAACAGGTGCTGATGGAGTTCCTACTAATTTCCAAATTGAGATAATTGATAAAACCGAAGATACAGACTAACATAGTTTACAAACATCTTGTAAATAGTGATAAGAAAATAGTTGTAGAGCAAGGTGGAACTCGTAGTGGTAAAACATACAACATACTTTTATTTATCATATTTCATTATTGCACACATAATACAAATAAAATAATTACTATTTGTCGTAAAACATTTCCAAGCTTACGAGCAACAGTATTAAGAGATTTTCTACAGATATTAAATAATTATCATATATATAAAGATGAGTTTCATAATAAAAGTAATAGTGAATATAATTTATTTGGGAACTTAATTGAGTTCACTTCACTTGACCAATCACAAAAGATTAGAGGGCGTAAAAGGGATTTACTATTCATCAATGAGGGTAACGAGTTATATTGGGAAGATTGGCAACAATTAATATTTAGAACACAAGAACGTATAATATTAGATTTTAACCCATCAGATGAGTATCATTGGATTTATGATAATGTTATAACTAGAAAAGATTGTGCCTTTTATAAAACTACTTATTTAGATAATCCTTTTTTAGAAGATGTAATTAGAGATGAGATAGAAAGGTTAAAAGAAACCGATGACCAATATTGGCAAATATATGGATTAGGAGAAAGGGCAAGTAGTATTAATACAATCTTTAAATATGCAGAGGTAAATAAAATACCTGATGATGCTAAACTAATATCATACGGAATGGATTTTGGTTATAGTAATGACCCTACAACGCTTGTAAGCGTATTTGTGATGGAACATAACTTATATATAAAAGAGCATTTATATAGAACGCAAATGACAACGCAAGACATCAATATATTTTTAAGAGAACAAAACTTATTGACTAATCCTATATATGCAGATAGTGCAGAGCCAAGACTGATAGCTGAACTTAGAAGAATGGGGCATAATATATTTCCAAGTTTAAAAGGTAAAGATTCAATCAATGCAGGTATAGACTTATTAAAAAGATATAAATTACATATTACTTCAGATAGTAACAATGCTATACAAGAATTTAGAAACTATAAATGGAAAGAAGACAAATCAGGTAGACTTATAAATATACCTGAAGACAAGCATAATCATATTATTGACCCTTGTAGATATGCTACTTACTCTATATTATCAAGACCAAACTTTGGTAAATATACCTTACATTAAAAAAAACTTATAAAATATTTTGTTTATAAATTAAATAGTTTTATATTTGATATATAATAATAAAACAAACAAAATGAATTTAGAATTAAACAAATACGAAAAAAAATTAGTTGTTTATGCTTTAAGAGAAGTAGGAAAAGAAGCTGCTAAAAAAAATAACGAATTAACTTTAATGAATGTTTCTAGTTTATTAAATAAAATGCAGAACAATGTTTGAAATACACGGATACACAAAAGAATACTTTATAGGTTCAAAACTTATAGGAAAAGAAATATTAGAAACACCTGATAGAAAAAGACTAGGTTATACAGGTAGAAAGCTAGAAACATTACAAGAAGATATAATGTTTAAAAAACTTTATAAAAAAGGCACAGAAGTTTATACTGAAGTATCTCCGATATGTGGTAAACTATTAGGAACACAGCAAGAAAAATTTCAGATATTAGCTAACTCTAGAAGTGCATATAATAAATAATGGGCATATATAAAACACAAATACAGAATTTAAAAGACCTAGAGTTTTATTCTCATATTGATTCTGCAATAAACCTTATTAAAAAATGGATAGACAAAAGTCCTAACAATAAAGAGTTACAGCTTATGTCAGATTCTTTAGTAGGTATATTTCTTTGGGCAAACACTATGGAACAAGAAGCTAGAATACACGATAGTATAGTTAGTGAATATAGAGAAGAAAGAAATAAAGCTAGATTAGAATTACAAGAAATAAAAGACAAATACGAACACTTAAAAAAATTAGAATTATGAAAGTAAAAGGAGAATACAATGTTGAGGAAGCTAAATATAATTTAAATATTTCTTATGAGTATTATTGGGATGATGGAGATTATTTTAGCCCACCTGAAAGTGATTTAGAAATACTAGAAGTTACTTTAAATGGAATGGATATAACAGACTTTTATTGGGATTGGGTTGATGATGCAATACACTCACAGGTATGGGATTATGCACAAGAAAATAGAAATGAATAAGATGTTGTAATAATAACTTGGGAAAAGTTACAACATTGATAGGGTGGTCAGAAATGGCTGCCCTTTTTTTATTATCTTAGTATATTATAAAATCACTAATTAAATACGTTATATATATATGAAACTGAGTATAGACATACCTACAAAACTAGAAGACATAACTTTAAGGCAGTATAAAAGGTTTTTTAAAGTACAAGAACAAACTCAAGATAATAAACTCTTAAACGCTAAGATGATAGAAATTTTTTGTTCTAGTAATTTAGATGATGTTATGCGACTGAAGTTAAATGATATAGATGAAATAGTAGGAATCATTACTAAGTTATTTGACCAAAAGCCTAATCTAGTCAAAAGTTTTAAAGTTAATAAAGTAGAGTTTGGATTTCATCCTCAACTAGATGATTTAACGCTAGGAGAATATATAGATTTAGATACCTTTATAGGCGATTGGAATAATATGGAAAAAGCTATGAATGTTCTATATAGACCGATAACTGCTAAACTAAAAGAAAAATATAGTATTGAAGATTACAATGTTAATCTACATCCTAATATAGTAGATATGCCTTTGAGTGCAGTTATGTCAGCAATTTTTTTTTTGTGGAATTTAGGGATAGACTTGTCGAGCAGTATGACGAACTCTTTGGAGGAGGGTCAGACAAAAGCCTTGATGGACTATCTAACTTCTCAAGAAAATGGGGATGGTATCAATCACTTTATGGTCTCTCTCAAGGGGATATTACAAGAATTGAAAGTATCACTGAATTAAATGTACACACTTGCTTTATGATGTTAGCATTTATGAAAGAAAAAAACGAACTAGAAGCGAAACAAATTAAAAAGAAATTTAAATGAGCAATCAAGGAGTAAGGGGTTTTTATAATTTAACGGAAAAATTAAAAGAACAATTATTAGAAGACATCAATATCAATACAGTAACAACTGGAAACATATCAGATGTAAACCTGAATAAACAAGACATTTTCCCTCTAGGTCATATCATAATAAATAGCGTAACAGATGAAGAACAAGTATTAAGATTTAACATCAGTGTTCTTGCTATGGATATTGTTGACCAATCTAAAGACTTTCCAATAGATAGATTCAAAGGTAACAACAATGAACAAGACATTTTAAATACGCAACTAGCAGTTTTAAATAAACTAATACAAAGGCTAAGAATGGGTACGCTATATACTGATATGTATCAATTAGATTCATCGCCAAATTTAATACCATTTTATGACAGGTTTGATAATCAGTTAGCAGGTTGGACTGCAAATATGGAAGTCCTTATTTATAACGATATATACATTTGCTAATGGAATTTTTAAACTTAAAATCCACTATTGAAAAATATGGTAAGTATGTTGTTCAACAAGCTAGAACAAACTTAACTAAAGATGGCAAAGGTGGTGGTTCTTTATATAATTCTTTACAATATAATGTTGATGTTGAGGTAGATGCCTTTCTATTAGAGTTCTTAATGGAAGATTACGGACTTTTTGTTGATAAAGGTGTAAAGGGTAAAGACCCAAGTAAAGTATCGCCTAACGCTAAGATAACAGGGCAACAAGCACCTAACTCTCCATACAGATTTGGTAGTGGTAATTATGCAGGAACTTGGAAAACTTTCTTAGATAAAATAGAAGTTTGGGCAAAAAGTAAAAATGTAAGATTCAGAGAACAAAAAGGAAGTTCAAAAGGTGGTCAATTTAAAGCAGGTAATTATAGAAGTATGGCTTATGTAATTGCTTCTAATATATATAACAGAGGTATTAAAACATCTAACTTTTTTACAACACCATTCGAAAGGTCGCAACAAAAACTAGGAGATGAATTATTAGATTCATTTATTCTTGATGTTGAAAAACAAATAATATACGGAGAAAAATAAACGCAATGGCAAATATAGCATTAAGAAACCCACAATATAAATTTATAGAAGTACCCTCATCAGGAGTTCAGTCTGTTGAATGCACAATAACAATAAATACAGTTTTACGTTATACACTTATTAAAAATGTAAGTCCAAGTACAGGTTGCAATTTTGATATTTCAGAACTTGTCAGAGATTATTTAGATATAACTTATTCAGCTACTTATACAGTAGATACAGTATTAATATCAACTAACCTAAAACAATACTCAGGATTAAATGCAACAGGTAGTCAAGTAGGTTCAACTGTTAATTATACAGATGTAGGATGGGAAGCCTTTGGATATTTTTCTGAAGCTTCAAATCCTGAAGTTCCATTTACTGTAAATCATAAATACTTATTAGCAGCAAATTATTCATCAGGCACAGCAGTATGGAATATATATGTGCCTTATGGTGTTTCAGGGTATGTTCATTATATGACAGGTGCAGGGGTTTATTCTGTTAGTTCTTATAGTGGTACTGACACACAAGTAGTAAATCAAGGTTCAAATATTTGCTATATAAATAGAATTGATTGTACTAAATATGGTTCAGGTAGAAAAATAACATTTATAAACCGATATGGAGTTCAGCAAGATTTATGGTTTTTCTTAAAAGAAGTTACATCATTAAATAGAACTAATGAAAAATATCAGTCTAATACAATACAATATCCTGATGATGAATATGCTCAATACGAAATATATAATGCGCCTAATAAACTATTTAATACACAAGGTAAACAAATGCATACTTTAAGTTCAGGTTATTATCCTGAATATACAAATCAATTTTTTGAGCAATTATTATTGAGTGAGTATGTATGGCTTACAAGACCAAAAAAAGAAAATCCTTCAGTTGATGAAACCATACCTGTAACTGTTAAAACTTCTAGTATGAAATTCAAAACATCAGTCAATGATAAGTTAATTGAATACACAATAGATTTTGAAGAAGCATTTGACTTAATAAACAACATTAGATAAATGCAAAAACTTCAATTATATATAGGAACAGAAAGGGTTGATTTATTTAAAGATGAAACTGTATCTTTTACACAAACAATACAAAACGTAAAAGACATTAGTAAAATCTTTACTGAGTTTTCTAAAACATTTTCCTTACCTGCATCTAAAGTAAATAACAAGATATTTAAACATTATTACAATTTTGATATACAAGGTGGTTTTGATGCAAGAAATAAAGTGGCAGGGTATATTGAATTAAATACACTACCATTTAAGGAAGGCTACATAAAATTAGAAGGTGTCGATTTAAAAAAAAACATACCTCATACATATAGAATTACATTCTTTGGCAATACAATAAATTTAAAAGATGTATTAGGAGATGACCAATTAGGAGCATTACCTAGTTTATCAACATACAATCAGGAGTAT